TTATGCCAATGATTCAGATCGTAAAAGCAGGTGATACATTAGATATTACTGGCTATGTAGAAGGATCTGTTGTTGTAAATTCTCTTTCTGCTAAAGGCTCTATGGGAAAAGAAGAATACAAATTAGGTGTTGGTGATGCTACTGCCACAACATTCTCAATTAAACATACAGATGCAGTTACAGAACCGTCAGAATCTGCTAAACCAGCAAGCGATATTTTAACACCACCAACTGCAAAAGATGAAGCTCAGTATATCGTTAAATTTAAGAAAACAATTCATAGTGGTGCAAAAATTACTAATTCCGGTAATAAATTTCCAAAAGCTCATGAATTATTCTTCAAAGCGTTAGTAGTTGATAAATGTGATACAGAAACTTTAAAAGCTGCTATTATTCATATTCCATCTTTTATGCCAAGTCCAGAATTTACTCTTGCTCTTCAAGGCGGTGATTCTCAGACAATGGATTATAAGGGTGCTATGATGTTAAATGCTTGTTCTACTGATTCTGAGTTATTTTCTATTTATTATATTGACGAAGAAGAAGACGATATTTAATAAAAAAGAATAGCTTAAGGGCAGTTTATTGCTGCCCTTTTTATTAAGGAGAAGATATGTCAAAAAAGGATTTAAGAACTTGCTGTATTTGTGGTAATAAATACAGCTTTTGTCCAGTTTGCAATGCGGAAGACAGAAATAAGGAATCTTGGTATTTCACATTTTGTAGCAAAAACTGTCACGATGTTTATGAAGTGACTTCTGCATTTGAAGATAAAAGAATTTCTGATGTTGAAGCGAAAAATAAATTAACAAAACTTGATCTATCTAAAAAGAACAATTTTAGTGACAGTTACAAAAAATCTATCGCTTCAATTATGAATGCAAAAGTACAAACTAGAAAGACAATAAGTAAAAAAGAGAATTCAGACAATGCGTCTGTTAATAATGAGATTATTACAAAAGCTGAAAAAGAGGCAAAAAGTAATGTTGAATAGTGATTTTAAAGAATTTTAATAGGGAACATAATTACTATTCATTTAGTTTTTGTGTTCCCTATTTTTTACGCTATAAAGACATAAGAAGGAATAAAAGGGAAATATGGTAAAAACAAATTTAAAGAAAGTAAGAGATTATTTACCTCATGAAGTTGTTAGAATTGTTAATCCAAAGCAATATTTATTATATATTAAAAATCAGGTTTATCCAATAGATATATATACCAGTTTGGATGAAAAAACAAATAATACAATTCTTGCAATGGTATTTCTTAAAAAGGATACAAATGAAGTATATAAAAAATGGTGTAATTATGACCTATCATAAACAAATCATTACTAATGAAAAATTTAAAAATGTATCAATTAACACTCCAATTCAACCAGAAATAGAATTAGATGGAGGTTTTGCGTATTGTGCAAGATGTTATAAAGAATTGGACTGTTATACTACTCCATGTCCTAAATGTAACCAAGTTCAAGATTGGTCATGGATGAAACGTAAAGGAGGAAAAGTTTATGAAGATTAATTGGAAAGTTCGTTTTAATAAAAAGAATATTTTATTTATCGCACAAGTTGCTATTTCTATTGTAATTCCTATTCTTACATATTTCGGATTACAAGCGTCTGATTTAACAACTTGGGAAAAAGTATGGGAAACTTTTATTGCTGCAATTAGTAATCCATATGTTGTTGTAATGGCATTAATGTCTCTTTTTAATGCAATTACAGACCCTACTACTAAAGGTGTTGGTGATTCTGATAAAGCATTAACTTATGAGAAACCAAAGGAGGATTAATTATGTCAGTAATGTGTGCATGGGCTTCCTCTAATGAAAGAGGAAAATTAAAAGGTGGCAATCCTGGTGATCAGACGGGTAGGGAAGTAAAATGTGGAAGCATTTATAATTTTGGTCAGACACGAGTATATCGTTGTACCGATAGATCAAGAGCTGTTAAAATTGGTGCTGCTGCAAAAGCAATTGCTTTAAATAACTATTTTGGGTATTGTCAAACACATCGTAGTTCTGGATATATTGCTTTAAAAAATACAGGTTGGATAGTTGCAAATGTAAAAACAAAATGTGAGGTTGATTGTTCTGAGTTAGCTGCGTGTTCGGTAAATGTGGCTTTTAGTAAAGCTATGTTATCTTCATCTGTATATTCTGGCAATATTGGAAAAGCATTAATTGCAACTGGTTATTTTAAAGAATTAACTGCTTCTAAGTATCTTGGAAAATCCGAATATATTAAATGTGGGGATATTATTGTTGCACCTGGCAAACATGTAATTGTTGCCTATACGGATGGTTCTAAAACATCACAGAATACAATTTCTACAACCATTCAAGGTATTGTTTCTGGTAATTCATTGATTAAACGTGGTCAACAGGAAGCAATTAAGTTTACCGGTGTAAATATTGCAACAGATGGAAAAGTTGGCAATGAAACAAAAGCTATGAAATCAAGAGTGTTGCAACATGCAATGAATTTAGATTATAAAGCAGGTCTTGTAGAAGATGGTAAATTTGGTTCAGCTTCAAAGAAAAAACTTGGTTCTCATTATGTTAAAAAGGGCGAAAAACAGTACATGGTCACAGCAGCAGAAATTCTGATGTACTTAAATGGATATGATCCAAATGGGGTTGAATATCCTGGTACATATGGAAACGGTCTTGTAAAATGTTCTAAAGCAAAATTCGGAGATGATGGATCAACAATCACCGCATCTGAATTCCTTCAGTTAATCTAAGATTGGAGGAATTTTATGAATGGATGCTATAGAAAATTTATTTAATATTGAATGGCAAGTTGTAATACTTGGAGTTATTGCCGCTCTTTTTGCATTCAAAGCTATTGTTGAAATATTTAAATGGTTATTATTTGACTTTTTAGGTATAGAAACAAAAGCTATGAGAATGAAACGAGAAGAACACGAATTGTTATTAAAAACTGCAAATGGTTTAAAAGATTTATCTGCACGTCATTTAGAAGATGTGAATCAATCAATAAAACACGATGAAAAAATTCAAGAGAATTTAGATTCGTGTATAAATGAGATCATGGAATCTCTTGAAAAAACGCAAGATACCATTACTAAATTTGCAGAAAATAGAGTTCATGATAGAGAGCAAAGTTTTGCGATTCAGAAAGAACTAACAACTAGCATTGCAAAATTAGCTGAATCAGATTCTTCTCGTGATGAGCAAATAAATAATATAATGTGGGCGCAAAAAGAATCTCTTGCTGATAAGATAAATCAGAAATATAAGCATTATATTGCTATTAACGGTATTCCTGAAGATGAGGTTGACGAATTTGTATCGCTTCACCAGGCATATAACGGAGTTGGTGGGAATCATCATGGAGATGCAAAATTCAATTATTGTATGGAACATTTACCGATTATACCAGTAGAGGTTAAATTAAAATACGACTAGTGATTATTATACCATAAAAATTACCAATTCTGGTTAATATTTTCTTATGTATTATATGAATATACAAAATAATTCTAAACATACTACATTACATGAAGAATAAAGTTGGTGAATATAGGTATAAACAGAATATATCAATATCAGAATTGTCCAAGAGATGTGGACTTTCTTCTACTGCAATATCTAATCTTGAAAATGGATATACTTCTGATATTTTATTATCTCATGCAGTCGCTTTATCTCTTGCATTACATGTAGACTTATATGAATTATTTTGTATAAAGAGATAAAGGAGATGTATGCCTATGGGAATGTATTACAATGTAATTTGTGAAGAAATCGAAATAACAGGTGGAAAAGTAATTCATATTGACAAGAATTTAGAGAATATGAATGATGTCCATAAACTTGTCTGTGAAAATATCAGCAAATATCAAAATGCTAAATGGGAATTATATCTTATGGTAATTAATAATTAAAACCAATACATACAACAATTAAATATAAGAAATATGAAAGAGCGGATTCATTTAGATTCGCTCTTTTATATTGGAGGAATAATGGGAAATATTTTAAAACTTACTTCTCCTCTCCCGCCTTCGGTCAATCATTACACTTCAGTCAGAACTATAATGAAAAATGGTAGACCTATGGCTATGGTATATGAAACGAAGGAAGCAAAAGATTATAAAAAGAAATTTAAGAAAATAATTGAAGAACAAGTTAAATTACAAAATTGGGATTTGGAAGTAAACAGTACACAGCATTTTAATATAGATGCTGTTTTTTATTTTGACAGAATTGACAAGGATTGTGCGAACTATGAAAAGTGTTTAGATGACACTATTACTGAAACACAATTAATATGGAAAGATGACAATGTAGCTTTATTTAGACCACAGAGAATTTACTATGATTCAGAGAATCCTAGAATTGAACTGACTATCTATCCTGTTGACTACATTGGAGTTTTTGACAATGCTTCACAGTTTGATGAATTTAAATCTCACTGCATCGGATGTAAAAGATACAAACGAAATTGTAGTCTTCTAAAGAAAGCTATAGAAGGTCGAATTCAAGAAGAAATATATAATGGAGAATGTGAAAAATTCTCGCCAGTAAATGATTAAAGGAGAAAAAAGGAATATGAAACTTTTAGAGTTTGTAGAAAAGTATAACAACACAGCAAATAACACATTAAAGGAACAGTTATTAAGTAAAATCAAAATCACCCCATATGTTTCAATTATTAAGAAAGATGCTTACGCACAGTTGATTGTAGATAAAACAACATTTGAGCAGGAAGCTTATGATGATAATGGTAAAACAAAATATCGTAAAACAGATAAAATCAGAGTAAATTCTGTCGCTCAGTATATACAGTTTTGTCGTGCCGTTATTGAATTATATACCGACCTTGAGATTGACGAGGACGATAAAGGATTCATTAAGGGATATGATGCACTTAAATCATCTGGCTTACTTGATATTTTAATGGTTGGTTCTGATAAAGCTGATCCACTTATTCCTATGAGTGAATTAAGTGAATTTAAAACCATTTTAACAATGAAGCAGTCAGACACTCAGTTTAATGAGACGACTACTCAGGCGTTTATTAGCAAACAGATTGGAAGAATTTCTGATTTGGCAAATGCTACTCTCACACCGCTTATGAACGTTGTAAGTAAGAAACCCGATGAGACTCCAAAAGAAGATTTAGATAAGGTTGTTGAGGAAGGCAATTTTAAAGAAGTCTAAGTAAATTCAAATTTCCTTGGAGGATTTATATGATAAGTGGAATATTATACGGACTTCTATGTGGATGGATTCTTACATTATTCAATGTAGATAATATCTGTATAGAAGTTTTACAACCGATTGTTCCTTTTGTATTAACTACGGCTCATTATTATTTTGTGTTTGGAGTTGTAGGGTTAATATACGGAATTATACATAATGATTAAATATTAGGCTCTATACGTGTCAAAGCGTATAGGGCTTTTCTTATGTGGAGTGGTTATACTGCTCTCCTATTTTAGTGTAAAAATAGTGAAATTATAGTGAATTTTTTGGAGGTGATGAAATGGCAAAGATAAGCCCAGAGTTGAAGAAACAACTACATGCTATTGCACAAAAACAAGCTGAAAAGATAGCAAAAGAATTTGAAGATAAAATGACTGAACATTATAGAAGTGTTCTTGATTGGTATTATGGAGAGCCATATCAGACGAATCCTCCACACTATGATAGAACGGGCAATTTAAGAAATTCATATAGAACTTTTATGTTTATTTCGTCTGAACAAGTGTCTAGTAGTTTTCTAATTTCAGGAGATGATATGAATGACTATGGTAGAAAATCAAAAATTTCTGGCGAAGATTATTTAAGCAAATTCTTTTTTAATCCATCAGGAACTTGGCATGGTGGTGATTGGCATGGTGGATATGGTGTGCCAGCTAATTTCAATGCATATAACGAAATGGTTAATTTTTATCATAACACAGTAAAAGACTTTAGAAAGAAATATGAAATATAGGAAGGAGAAATTAAATGGTTGAAGAATTAAAACTTGCCATAAAAATTGATGATGCAACTATTGAGCAATCACTATTGAAACAGTTTGCTAATGCACAAAAAATGGCTAACAAGGTTGTTCTCGATTTTAAAAATGTAAACTTCGATGATAAACAGATAGAAGCCAAATTTAAGGAAATGCAGAAGAAGGCAGGTCAGAATCCGATTGATTTTAGCATTAGTGGTAATACACTTGATATGCTTGGTCAGATTGATAAAAGACTTACTGAGATATTCAGTATTGGAAAAGGAAAATCATTTATTGACTCCTCTTCTACTGTTGCTGATATTGACAAAATAGAGAATAAAATAAATGAGCTGAATAAAAAAATCAACACATCATTTGATACAAAAAATAAAACAGAAGCATATAACCAATTAAAGAAATATGCAGATGCTTTTAAGGATTATTATAATAATGAAGAAGCAATGGCTTCAGAATCTGGTACAAAAGCCGCTTATGCATATTATAAAGCTTATGAAGAAGCTTTAAAAAAAGAAGTCGCTCAAAGTAAATTAGAAAAAGTTACTGTTGATTTTGATATTAATGATAAATTTTTTGATAAAAATAGAATTGTTTCTGATAGAATTAAAGAATATGCAAATTATAAAAAATATGGTAGTGATAATGATTTACTAGAAGAAATTTCTTCTCTTAAAAATAAATTGTTTGATTTTAATTCCGCATATTCTCAAGTGAAAGAAAAATTAGGACAAGCCGCAATTACACCTGAGATAATAAAGAGTGTAGAACGTTATGTTGAATTGTTAGATAAAGCTCGTTTTTTAGAGCAATTGAACGATCCTGATAATAATGATACTATTAAATCACATAGAGCTATGGCACAAGTTAGTCTTGATGATGCTCTTTTTAATGCTCAAGAACAGAGTTATAAGTATACTAAATCATTAAGACAACAAGAAGAACAACTTACTTCCACTGTTGAAGCTGAACAGAAATTAGCAGAAGTTCAAAAGGAAACAACTTCTAATTCTGTTACTTCTGATAATTCTCAAATTGAAGAGTTAAAATCTGATATTCAAGAGGTAAAAACCGAACTTGGTGATGTAAAAGATAGAATTTCTTCTATTGAATCGAATGGTTTTGAAAATGTACGAGATGATGTTGAAAAGACAAAGGAATCTGTAAAAGAACTTAACAGCGAACTTGCAGAAATGAAATCTAACCTCTCTTCTACTCCACAAGAATCGAATATTTCATCGGGAGATTCTTCTACTACTTCTACTATTGACAAACAATTATTTTCTACAAAGAAATTAATTGATGAAGAAGAAAAATTATCAAATATTCAAAATAAAATTATATCCTTTAAACCCCAAAATAATGATACTGTCATAAATGAAAAAACAGAAGAAACTTTGCAAAAATCATCTGAGTATGCTTCTGAATTACTAGAAACAGCACAACAAATCGTTAGACTTGCAAATAATAATGTAGGATTTGTATCTTCAGAAGATGCAACAGAAATAGAGAAATTATATCAATTATTTCCAGAATTAAGAGATTTTAGATATAATGATATGTCATTGGATTTTATGTCTAAATCCGATCTTGATGAAGGTTGGATGGATGCCTTCATGGATTTCTCTGCTACTCTTCCAAAAGCTGCTGAATATTTTGAAATGATAGATGAATTTTCTTCACATCTTTCTGATGATGGAAGATTTTGGGGTAACGAACAAGATTTTACAAAAGACTTTTTACATGTAAATCCAGATGCATTAGACCGAATTGCAGAAGTAAATAATGCATTAAATGAAGCATTAGGAACAGAAGAAGACTATACTTCCAAGTATAAAGAAATTGGACAGAAATTAAAAGATGGCTCGATTGATATTCAAGATGCTATTCGGGATATTTTACAATTAGAGTTCCCTAATAATAAAATTATGGAAACACCTGATGGTGTTTGGGTAGCACCTGAAAAATTAAACAAAACAACTAAAAGTATTAAAGATGTTTCTAGTGCTGTATCTGATGTCTCAAATAAAGTATTACAGTTTCCTGGTAGAAATGTTGTATCTGAGCAAAACAAAATTCAAGAAGAGTTACAACAAACACAAGATGAAATTGATTCAACACAAAGTAAATATCAGTCTCTTTTAGATGTTGCCAAAAAGCAGTTAGATGATGATAAAGGCACAAATTATTATAGTGGAAAAACAACAGAGACAAAGGCGTTCGATAACTTTACATTTAATGAACAAGCTAAACGAAACGGTTATTTTGATGTTTGGTCTAACGATTACGAAGAATTGATCGCCTTGATGGATAAAACTGAAGAAGAACTAAAAAGTGGTTCAATCGGATTTGACGAAGCAATTGATAGAATGGTTGTCGCTTATCAAAAATATGATACGGCTACAAAAATTGATGTTGGTGGATTTGATTTTCTTAATGGACTTGAAAATGTACCTTCTGTTTTATCTGATACAGAAAAAGCTGTTTTGAATGAAAATAAGGCAATCAAAGAATCTGAATATACGTTACAAGATTATATCAATACATATCTTGAACTAAAAAAAGTTAAAGAATCATCTTTGTCTGTTGATTCTAAAATAACAGGTGTTACATCAAATGGTCGCCCTATTATTAAAGATGGCTCTGATGAATCTTTTAAAGCAGAATTAATGATGAAAGATATGGAATTTAAAGTTCTGCAAATATATGGCAAAGATTTATCTGCTTTAGCTGATGAACATATCAAAGCATCAGAATCTGCAAAAGAACATGCAAAAGTAGAAAATCAAGTAACACAAGCTATAAAAGAATCCTCTTCTACTGCTTCTCAAGACAAAAGGAAAGACGCATTTCCTGATAAAGATGTTTCTGCTTTTGTAGAGTCTGCTACTAATTCCATCAAAGAAGAGAATAATGTATTAGAGCAGAATACTCAGAAAGTTAAGGAAAATACACAAGCCAAAGAACAGAATGCTAATGTAAATCTTAATAAGTATGATAAGCGTTTGGATTCTTACAATGGCAAGGTTACTAAATACAAAACAACTATTGACAGACTTAAAGACGGCGGTTGGGCAAGTGACGCTTATGAAAAAAATGTACAGGCTGTCAAGAATGCTGTTCATGAGTACGAAACTCTACTCAATAAATTAAAGGGTAAAGATGCTAGTTTGGTGACAAGTGATGATATTTCTAAATTGGATGAGTATGAAAAGAAAATCAAAAATACTATCGCTACTGTTACTAATATGTCGGCTTCTGAAAAGGGATATAACCTTGTTTCTGGTCAGAAAGAATTAGATAAGATTCATAAGCTTCTCAATGAAAATAGCAAGATGTCTTCTGAGGCAAAAGCTAAAATCAGAGCTTACTATGCGGAAATTGAAAGTGGTAATCCTAGCATGAGTTTGGATAAAATTCATGGTGAGATTATGAAGATTTACAATGCTGAAGTTGAAGCTGGTCGTGCTGGTAAAAGTTTCTTTGATACATTAAAGAATAGTGGATTCCATCAATTAGCTGCTCAGATGGCAGGAATGTTTGGATTTTATGATGTTATTAATCTGGGTAAAGAAGCAATTAGTACCATCGTAAGTCTTGATGATGCTTTGGTTGATTTAAAGAAAACCACAGCAATGAACAAAACTCAACTTGAAGATTTTTACTATGATGCCAATGATGTTGCAAAACAAATGGGTGTAACTACCGAGGAGATTATAACACAAGCAAGTGCGTGGTCTAGGCTCGGATACAGTTCGCAAGAAGCTGCTACAACAATGGCAAAACTGAGTTCTAAGTTTGCTTCTATTTCTCCTGGAATGTCAACAGATGAAGCTCAGGAAGGTCTTGTATCTATAATGAAAGCTTTCGACATTGATCCAGATGATGTTGAAACAGAAATTATGGACAAAGTAAATGTGCTCGGCAACAAATTTGCGGAAGAGAACCAAGATGTAATTGAAGGTTTAAAACGTTCTGCTGCTGCTATGTCTGCTATGGGACAGTCCTTCACTGATACAGCTGCCCTATTTACAGGTGGTATGGAAATTTTGCAGGATTCTGAGTCGATGGGAACTGCATTACGTACTCTTTCAATGCGTGTTAGGGGCTATGATGAGGAGACAAACCAACTATCTGATGATTTAGTTAATGTAACTGGTGAAGTTGCAGATTTAACAAAAACCGCTCAAGATTCACAGGGCGTATCTTTGTTTACAGATGCAACACAAGAACATTATAGATCTATGGTGGAATATCTTGGAGATATTGCAGATAGATGGGATCAAATTTCAGAGAAGAATCAAACAGAGCTTCTTCAGAAACTTTTTGGTAAAAATAGGGCAAATGCAGGTGCTGCTATCATCCAGAATTTTGATCAAGTTCGTGCTGCTATTGAAGCAATGGATGAAAGCGCAGGATCTAGTGAAGCCGAGATGAGCGCAATTGAATCCTCTCTTTCTTATAAAATCAACGCACTCAAGGAAACTTGGGTTGGTTGTGTGCAAGATATGATAGACAGAGGAGACTTAGGTACAATTGTAACTGGTCTTACAAAAGTCTCAGAAGCTATTACTTTCTTACTTGATAAATTTGGTATTCTTGGCACTATTGGATTAGGAGCAGGAATATTCTCGGGAATTAAAAATGTCGGTAGGGATAAAATGTATTCCCTCA